TGGCAGTACACCTTCTGTCCGTGACGCAGCGGCATGATCCCGTATCTAATCTCCTACACAATAGCATACTGCGACACACTAGACCTACCAGCGCACATCCTCATCCACCCTTTTCCTCCACGCATTCGACTGCGCCACCCGCGCCCCACCCCTCTGCTTGGAGCACCCCTTCCTAACCGCCCTCGCCCACTCCAAAAAAGCCGCCGCCCTCTGCAAATCCGCCGTCTTCGCCATCCGAATCTCCCGCTGGAGCCACTCCATTACCAGCTCCCTCCCCGTGCGGCTGCGACTCATGAGTCCAACTCTGAGACTCGCATGATCGACTGAACCGCACACCCCGGATACTCCTTCCGTGCCTGCTGGTGCGCCTGGAACGCATCCGGCGCCACCACAAAGACATCGAGCATCGGCCCATGAAGCCGATACATCCTGACCCGATACTCGAAATCCTGCCGCATTACTTGGCCTGATCCCAGCTATCCCCGACCTTAGCCTCAGCCAGCGGCGGAATCTCCCCCAACCACCGAGCCTCTGCCTCCTCCATCGTTGAAGACAGCACTTTTGCCCAGCGTTCCGTGTGTTCTTCGCGCACTAAACACAGCACCTCGTCGTGCACCACGCCGGCCAAGCGCACAACTTCTTCTGTGTCGGATCTAAGGGCAGGCCACAACTTGCTGAGCGTAAGTTTGAGCACGGCTGCACCAGCTCCCTGGATGGGAGTATTGCAGCGCGTGGTGAGCTTGTTATTCTCTCCCGGAAGAAACCGCCGGAGCCCCGAAACACGGATGGCGACAGATGGATTCTTCGCAGGCGCATCAGCAAGTGCAGCATTTGTACGCTGCCATTTGCTGATCCCTTTATATGCAGCATGGAACTTTTGCCTGACTTCCGCTGCCTCATCAAGATCCATCTGGATTCCCATTGTTGCCGCATAATTTCTGAGCCCTTTTGCACCGCTTCCATACAACAATCCGAAGTTGGCTGATTTACTAATTTGCCTCTGTTCTTTTGTAACTTCATCCTCACTAACCCCATAAATCTGCATCGCTGTAATCGTATGCAAGTCCTTCCCCTCCTGGAACGCCCGAGTCATAAGCTCATCTTGAGCTTCCGCCGCCGCCAGCCGCAGCTCCATCTGCGCGAAGTCCGCCACCACAAACTTCCACCCCGCTGGAGCCTGCACACAAGCCCTAAACCGCTGATCCCTAGGAATCTGCTGGAGATTTGGCGACATGCACGACATACGCCCCGTATCAGCTCCCATCTGCAAATAGCTGGCGCGAATATACCCATCATTCGCCACATTCTTTAACAGGGTTTCCGCCATCTGCCGCCGCTTCTCTACTTTCTTCCAGCGCAGATAATCCGCAATAATCCTGTGATCGCCCACGTACTCCTGCAGCGCAGCACGACTAGCACTCGGCTTATTCGTCTTCGGATCGACTGGCGCCTGCCCCAGCAAAGCCGAAAACTTCGCCAACAACTGCGCCGGACTGTTGAGGTTGAACACCTGAGGATCCGGCTTCTTACCCTTCGGCCCCGGCTTTGTCTGGAACTTCAGCCGCCCGTCAATCCCCCGATGCAGCTTGAAGTTCTTAGGCAACGCCGCATCAAAATCCTCGATGAACTTATCCCCCACTTCCTTATGCTCAATGTCCAAATCCTCGATCAACTGCTCCAGCGCTTTTTTGTTGAACGGCAGCCCGGTCCTCCACAGTTGCGCCATCGCCTGGAGCGCATTGCATTCCAGATACCACGCGGGATACAGCCCACCAATCGCCATCCGCTCAGCAATTTCCCGCTCCAGCGCAGTAAGAACCACCACGTCATTGGCGGCATACTCCATCTGATCCCTAGTCAGATCGCCCGACCAGTCGCTGCGCTGCTGTTCCTTCGAGATGTCCAGCTTCAGATACCGCCGCACCACATGCTGCAGACCATGCTTGAGGTTGGGCATCCCATTAGTCAGCACCCGGTTAGCCAACATGGTGCAAAGAACCGTGCCCGCCGGGTAAATCTCATACTCCTGGAGCCATCCGAGATCAAAAACAGCGTTGTGTGCGATCCACCGGCGCTCAACACTGAAGAACTCCTCCAGGGCAATCCAATCGTTGTCGTCCAGCTGAAAACAGTCAATGACCACCGGCGTCTTCCCATAGGTCGCCAACTGGAGCAGCCGCAGCCCCCCAAAAGTCGGCTGGAGCCCGGTGGTCTCAACGTCAAATGCAACAGTGGCCGCACCCTCCAAAGTCGGAAGGTGTTCAATGCCAAAGAGAATTTCCATGCCTGGTCAGGCGTGTACTGTGTCACTCTAGCACACTGTCAACCTCCCGCGCCGAGCACAACTCCGCCATCACCGTGCCAGCCTCGGGAATCCCCAGCGTGCAACGGTGATACCAATGCACACACTGGCGGCACAACCCCCCATCCTCACACCGCTTGTAACTGTTGAGCATGGCCTCCAGCCGTAACTCCGCCCTACCGGCTTCGCTGGAGCGATAACACTTGAAGCAGTAAAGAGCGCCCGTTATGGGCTTGCTGCAGGTAGCACACAACCTGCTGTTCTTAGATGCACCCATCAGGAGAAAACAACTCGTAGAAATCCAGGTAGCCGTTGCATCTTCTCTTTTTTGTCCCGAGCGTGCTTTGCAGCTCCATCAGGCAATTCCACTTCTACCGTGAAAAATCTGTGCCCGCAATTAAGACACTTCCGCTGGCGCAATACTGATTCCGCCGTGTCATGACAGGTGCGATACACACCCAGCCTTGACGACCCGCACTCAGGACACTGCATCGAACACAGCCTCCGCAATAACAGGAAATTGCCGCGCAAAAATCCGCTGGCACTCCAGGGCAATCTGCTGGTGCTCCAGCTGCGTCCCATTTGCACTCCGCAGTTGGATGTAGTGAATCCAGCTACGCAAAGTACCGTGCATGTACATCGTGGTCGGCGTACATAGCGGCAGAACTCTACGGGCCGTCTCCTTAGCCATACCCGCATCCAACAGCATCTGGTACACCCGATAACTGTCCGACAACACTTCCCCAATCGTCTCCGCCCACTGCTGCTGGCGCAAAGGATCTACACCATCAACACTGTTCTGCCGATTCGTGACATCCTGCAGTCGCTGGTGTGGAATCTCTGCCGGTGAAGTCTGCGCGTAACGAGTCGAAAACTCCTGGAACGAGAACGACCTGTGCCGCAAGATCTGGGCAGCAATGTCGCGCTCAGTCTCAATCTGCACGCACATCGAAGCCATCTCAAACGGGCTCCAGTGCTCGTGCTTAATCAAATACCGCAACAGCTTTGGAGCGGTCTTGTCGTTGTCCGCATTCTCAGGGTTAGACACCCTGGCCATGCGAACAATCAGCCGCTCCGCATCAGGCGTGCAATGCACAAAAGAAACAGTCATCAGTCTTTGTAAGGAGCACAAGCAAGTTTGTTAATCAGCCGGTTCAAATACCAGCGAGCCTTCATGAAATCCTCCAGCGGATCCTTCTTAAGCCACGCCCTGCTGACGTACTTAATAACCTGCCACTGCAGCCCCCCAACCACAGCATCTGGAGCGGACTTCACCCAATCCTCAATTACATCAATGACCTCAACTTTACCGCTGGTGTAATGAGTTGGGTGGTTTACGGGGTCGCTCATCCTTTCGATCCCTGCACAGTTGTGTCGCCGTAATACCGCCCCGTCACCGAGTAGTCCCTACTTGGCAACATCGACAATCTGTGGAACACCAGCTGAGCTATCCGCATCCCCGACCATATCGGAACCGGGTGCATAGTCCGCGCATTCTGCAGCTCCAGGGTCAGCCGCCCCTTGTAACCAGGATCAACATACCCCGCCAGCAAATGCTCAATACCCTCCCTGGCACGACTCGACTTAAGCGTTAGCTGCCCAGCAATACAGTCAGGCAGATAAAACTCCTCCAGCGTCTCAGCCAGCACAAACTCATGCGGCTGGAGCATGTAGGGCTTCTCCTTACTGCAGTCCGCAATCGAGTACGGCACCATGCTGTAACTGGTCGGAATCTCCACCAGCAAGTTGTCACCGAGTCTCACGTCAAGACTCGCTGGATTCACCAGCTCATGATCAAAAGGAGTTACAAGACCCCGGCGAACCAGGGTCAAGATCTCCACGTCAGGGAGAATCGTCACGCTCAGCCCACCAACTCGGCGGTCTGCTGGAGCGCAACACTCTTCCAAGTCCTGCCGAACTTGATGTTGTTGATGGTGGTGGTATGCACGCCAAACTCCGTGGCAATCTTGGCCACCGACTTACCGCCAGTCGCCAGCTGCCGCTTGATCTCCAGCACCTTGCCCTCAGTCAGCGACGACACTCCCCACCTCCCACGGCTGGACTTACGAGTCTTACTTTGAGACTGGGCCTTGCGGGTGATCTTCTCGCCGGCAGGCAGCGGGATGGTCTGCTTTGGCTTGGTCAGATCCAGCTCGACATGCTGACACTGAGTAAGAGCAGCACGAGCCTCGTCAAGAGCTTGCGTGATCAGCTGGAACTGGTGCTCAGAAAGAATGTGCATGTTCATGGTTCAGAACGGGTGCAGTGTAGTACAGGATCGCCCTCATGGTCATCCCACTCGGGAACCAGACAACAACTAAGGAACAGTGCATTGGGACACAACTCCTTAGCCGTACTGATGGCGTGAGCAAGGTCACGGGCCATCAGGTGGAGCGGTGTGGCGTGGCTGAAGGCCACGCGGTACAGCTGGAGCGGTTTCATGGCAACCTCAGCAGCAACGGCAGCAGGCGCACGAAGGCCGCCTTGATGCACAGCTCAACCGCTGCGCCGAGGGCGAGCAGCAGGGCGAGGGCAAGCAGGGCGTTAAGCATCGGCACCCTCCACCCCAGGCACCGGCAGCGCCCAGTGGGGGAGCCAGTGCGTCCAGCAAAGAAGCCAAGGTCGGTGTCTGCTCAAACGCCACATGTCGTCGTCTTCATCCCACCACCAACACTGCCCCTCCGCATCGCAATCCTCCGGCCCCGGCAGGTGCTCGCTCACCGGCACCGGCTCGATGGCGGGGCGGCCCCAGCGGGCGAGGGCCTCTGCAATGGCGTTCTCAAAACCCACCTCTGAACCCTCACCGACGTGCCGGTAGAACAGTTCTGAAAGGTCGCTTTCCATCGGCCCCTGCGGATCGGGCTCGATGGCAGGGCGGCCCCAGCGGGCTAAGGCGGCGCGGACCAGATCAATGGTGCCCAGCTCCTCTGCCTCGATCTCATCGGACAAAGCCAGGATCTGCATCACTGTCGGACCCTGCGGCTCGGGCTGGGCCAGGGCGGCAGCCTTCAGCTCCCGCAGTTCGCGGTAGATGAAGTAATCCTCGGGGTCGTCGTAATTCAGATCCAGCGCTTGGTCCACAGCCGTCTGGGCCAAGAACAGCAGGCGTTTGATCAGTTCGCGGTCAGCCATTGTCACCCTCCACTACAGGCACCGGCTCGATAGTTGTTACGCAGTGTCGCTCAATGATCAGCTTGTGGGGGCCATGTTGCGAGTAGGTCTGCAGGTAGCGATTGCCTTCTCGTTTAACATCATCCAAGCTGTAGGCGGATCCACCGGCCTGCCACTCACCCTCGGCGTCGTGCAGTTCCCAGGCGTAGTGAACGTCCTCCCGCTTAGGCACCGGCTCGATGGCGGGGCGGCCCCAGCGGGTGAGGACGGCGCGGGCTTTTCTGTATTCCAGCTCTACCTCGTACTTAAATTCACTAAGGGATTTCGCATCAGGATGAGATGGCGGGAAATCACGAATCGCCTGCAGCATCGTCGCTTTCAGCTCCTCATCCGTCGGCCCCTGCGGCTCGGGCTGGGCCAGGGCGGTGCGGGCTTCAGCCGCCAACGCATGAGTTGCGCGGCGATCATCCATCAGAAGCTGTCGGTAGTGATCCAGTTCGTCAGCCATGCGGGCGCACAGGGCTCGCCAGTCGGTGGTGGTGGGTTCAGTCATTTCTTCACCTCATTAAGCTTCAGGTAGTTGTACTCGATAGCGCACTGTTTGGGTCGCTCGGTGCAGTAGATGATTCCGGCGTTTCTGCCACGTTCGATGTTACCTTCTTCTGACAGAACTGCGCCGATAGTCATTAACATTCCCGAAATCGCAATGACGGCAAAGCCTGTCATAATTCCGGCAAATATTGTTTCCCCCTCTGAACCCATCATTCCCCACCCTCCAGCTCGGCGGCGATGGCGAGAAGCTGATACCGCACGTCTTCGTTTCGACACTCCTTCCCGTCCACGAATGCACCTGCTTCTGGGCAAAAAACAGTGCGGGGTGGGTTGTAGTCTTCTGGCACCACCTGATCCGCAGCAGCTCGCAGGGCGGCGGCTGCAATCATCCCTTCGTCGTTGGGGGCCTCCTGTTCGGCAGACCAATAGGCAGAGAAAGCAGCATCCAACACCGCCTGCGCGGCGGGGGAGAGAGGTTTAGTCATTGCAGCAGCACCTCAGCGTGAAACAAATGACCATGGTCATCAACGCCAGCCAGGGATGATTGCCGATCGCTAGGCAGGCAGTCGCCATCATCAGCAACCAGATCAAGTAGCCCATCATCAGCGTTTCCCCAGCTCAATCTGAATAGCAGCCTGAAAATATCCGGCCGTTTTGATCTGCCGGTACGCCGCCCCAGCATCATCGGTTTTCTTGTCTTCAAGCGAGGCATACCTATGCCGCGCCTCCTCTAATGCCGCCAGCGTATCTACATTTAGCAGCTCAAGATCCCGCACCGGCAGCCCTTGAATCTGATCCAGATACACCGTCTGCCCCAGCAGAAACGACTTGTAAAAAGGAACCATCGTTGTGTCAGTCATGCAAAAAACTTGGGGTCTTGGTGCTTGAAGTGGTTGAGATCCGTGAGACTCAACTTGAGAATCTCGTGAATGGCCATCCGGGCAAGACGGCTGGAGCTGATCGTACCGCTGGTAGCGAACACATAGATGAGGTGGCGATACAGCTGGGTCAGAGTCCGAGCCCGGATCCAGTACGTGTCGCCTGGGATGGGCTCGGTTCCATAGCTCCAGTCGTCATAGTCCGGCTGGTTCCGAAGCTCGCGGGCCTCAGTCGCCCCAATCCGACGTGTCGAGTGGGGCCCAGTCATCAATCCGCTCTGACAGGAGGTTGCGAAGTTCTGCATCGGTTGCAGGAATCAAATCCTCATCGTGAAGCTCGAAGGAGCCTCGGCACAAGGCAGGCCCCCACTCTTCTGGGTCAAGGTACGTCTGCGGACGCACGACCACAGCATCCTCGACAAGCGCCTCAACGACAAGGTAGTCCCCATCAAACTGCAGATCCTCGATGCTCAGTACGCGGCTCATTTGACTTCCTCGGGTGTAGTAGCGATCTTGCCCAGCCATGCCTGCCACGCGGCATCCAGAAACTCCTGGAGATCCTGCAGCTCAGCCAGGCGCTTTTTGTGGAGCGAGGCGTCGAGACCGTGATCCTCGACTTCCTTGATGTGCTGCTCCAGCACCAGCGCCGCCCAATCGACGGCGTGGTACCAGGGCATCAGCTTGTCATTGTCGATAACAGTGCTTGCCATGTGTAGTACAGAAACACGAGGCCCGTCTCTCCGGGCTTGCCCTTAGCGTTACACAGAAACAGCCCAGCGTCAAACCGGGCTGTTGCGTTTCTTCACACGGGCACCCCCAGTTCCTCCGGCTGGTACTGGGTCAGCACGCAGACGTCGGCCCCCTGCCTGAGCGCCCCGCCCACGATGTAGTGGAACTGGGCCTGCGCGTCCGGGCACTCAGCGATCTGGTACTCCTCGATCTCGTAAGCCTTGCCACGGCGGTACCAGGCCACCCTGACGACGGCCATCAGCTCAAAGGGGATGTCGCCCACGGTGTACCCCAGCGTGGGCTTCCTGGGCGGCTTGGGCTGGGGCGCATCGGACTTAGCCACTGGATCCCTCCACAACAGCCATGCGGCAACCCGCAGCAGCCCTAGGAAAAAGTTAGGCGACGTGAACTGCCCCATCACTCCCACATCCGTGCGGCTTCCTGCATGAGCTGCTCCAGCTCAGCCTCTGATCGCTGTTCCCCCCTTGGGGATACCTCCAAAACCTGTCCCACCTGACCAGATCCACTGGTATCACTGGTTTCTGGGGTGGGACACGTAGGGGCAGTGTCCCAGCTTGTCCCATCTCCCTCCCCCGAAGGTGGGACAAGGTGGGACACGTCAACAGGCTGTCCCACCTTACTTTCCAGTCCCTGACTAGGTTTTTCATAGGTGGGACACGTATTCACACACATATCACGCGAGGCAGAAACAGCCTGGAACAAGTGAGCCTGCCCCCCAGTTCCAGCGGTACTACCCCCCACCTCAATCAACCCCCTCGAAACGAGCCTCTGGAGCGCCTTACGGATGGCGGTGACACTTCCACCGCACAAGGGGTCCGCAGCTAGGTCAGCGCGGCTCAGAGCGCGGGGATACGCAGCCCTAAGGCGCTGGAGCACCCGGTCCACAATCGACGCCGGACTGGCGCTATCGGTATCGACCTCCACGTAGTCCGCCAGCGAGAACGTCAGATCGTTCTCCAGCTTCATCAGCAGCTTGGAACCGTCCCGCCCCGCCCGGGACTTCTCCACGGTGATGAGGCGGGTGTTGCCCCCCAGTTGCTCCACCTGCCGCTTATCGGGCCTCCTAAGCCCCCACACCTCATCCACAGCGTCCCTGATCGCCGTAGACCCCCGGAACCCGCCGGTCTTGTTCGCGTGGTGGATCAGCAGGATCGTGCAAGCCGGGAACGTCCGCCCGTTGTTGTTCGCCAGCCAATAAATCGGACTCGCAAACTCCTTCTTGTTCTCATCAAACGCCGACCCTCTACTGCACCCCGTAATCGAGTCGATGATCACCAACTTCGGCTGGTGCCTCTCAATCAACTTCACAAAGCGGTAATACCAGTTCAAATCCCACCCCATCACCACCGTCACCGGATCCTCCGACTGGAACTCCAGATCCCGCAGCTGCTGCTGAACCTGCACCTCGCTCTGATCGCCATTCAGGATCAGCACCGCCCCCTTCTGCACTGGAACCAGATCACCCCGCACGGAGAACGGAATCCCCCTTGCCACATGCTTGGCAATCGTCCACGCCGACATGGACTTGCCATCCCCACCAGCCCCGTGGATCATCACGGTCCCCGGGCACGGCAACAGATCCGGGATCAGATACTCAAACTTCAAATCCTTCTCCAGCAGCCTGCTCATCGCCATCTCGTCATCCTGCTGCTCGAACTGCATCTGAGCGATCAGCAACCGCTCCAGAGCCCCAGCATCCCTGTACCCAGCCTCCAGCGCCAGCACATTCATGGCATGTGCCGCCTCCGCCGGATTCTGAATCTGCTGGATCTCCTTTGCCCGCCTAATCACCTCGGCGTAGGTGATCACAACCTGCCGAATCCTGGTGACGTTATCGGCCTCCACCTCGGCCACCATCTTCCGCAGATCCTCAGAAAGCCACAGCCGCCCCGGCATCTGCTGATCCGCCAGCCAGAACAGCGAGCCCAGACTCACCGCCCCCTTCCGAAAACTCTTCCACACCTCCTCGCAAGGGTTCCCATCCACCCAATCCTGAGAAAACTCTGGATCTTCCGCCGACCACGCCGACCACAACGTCAAGCCAAGGTCAGTCGGCAATTCCGAGTGGATCGCCATGCCCACCTTCACCCAGTGATCCCGACTCCCAGCCCCCTGCCCCGGAATCACCATCAGCGCCGACTGCACAATCTCAGCCACCTCAGCTGGGTCTCGATCCGAGAAATCCAGCGCCTTCCGGTTCTTAATGAATCCGCCATCAGCCACTTCCTTCCCGGCGTGATCGCGCATCTCCGCCAGCAACCACCCTGGAGCCTCTGGAATGGCCTCCAGATCCCCCTCAAACCCGTAGAACCCCTCCGGCGCCTTCCCATCACTGGAGCCCGGATAAGCCCCGTACAGGACGCCCTGGCGCCCCCACAGCACCTCATACCCCGCCCCGGTATCCGACAACCCAAAACCCTTTACAACGCCCCACAGAGCCTCTGGGACGCGAAACAGGTACTTCGCCGCATTGGCCTTAGTCGAAGTAACGACTGGAGCACCCTCCAGCGTCTCCCCCCACTTCTTTTTCAGCCTGGAGAGGTTGCGATCCACGTCAAGAATCACCAGCCCCCCACTCCGGGCACCAGTGAACGCCCCCACCGCCCGAAACACCTCCGGCCTCCGCTCGACTTGGAGCGCCACATCCGCCGGCCCCATGACCGTGTGGTGCGACTTCTCCAGCGGCGTCTTGCCCTTTGAAATTTTCCCGGACTGGATCGCCGCCCCCTGCCTGTAGATCGGCGCATACGCGATCCCAGCAGGCAGCTGGCGCACAAACGCCAACAGCTCCTGCGTCTTACCTTGCGTCATGTTAGAGTCTCACACGAGAATGTTCCTATGCCCCGGCCGGTCACCCGAGCTGGGGCATTTTCTCAGCGTAGCCCCCCGCCCAACCCCGTGCTACTGTTACAGGGTTGCCGACACCGGCGACCACATCACCCTGTAACACCAATGGGATTCCTTTCCAAAAACGCCTCAGCCACCGTCTCCAGCACTGGCACCGGCGGCGGCTACCTGCAAGTCTCCAAACTCCCCGACGGCGGTTCGGTCCGCTTTGCCCTCCTCTCCGACGAGCCCCTGGAGTTCTACGAAACCTGGGGCACCAGCTCCGACGGCAAATCCAAGCCCTTCCGTTTCGACTTCGAACCCACCTACGAAGACGTGGTGGCTGAAATGGGCGACTTCGAGCCCCGCGAAGGTCGTGGCGGCCCCGGCACCGCCGACATCAAATTCGCCATCGCGGTCCCGGTCTACAGCTTCGACGCTGGCACCGTCCAAGTCCTCTCCCTGACCCAAAAATCCATCCTCAAAGAGCTGGATCAGATCAGCCAGATGGAGGACTACGCCGAACTGCTTGCCTGGGACTTCCAACTCAGCAAAAAGGGCTCGGGCCTCCTGACTGAGTACACCCTGCGCCCAGTCCCCCGCAAGAAAGGCGCCCAAGAACACATCGACGCAGCCTGGCTGGAGGCCAAATCCAACGGCTTCGAGATCGACCGCCTCCTCACAGGCGGGAACCCATTCAAGGCTGCCTGATACGAACACGTCCGTATGTTGTACGGACACGCCCCCTTCACCGGGGGCTTTTTCTTGCCAGTGGCCAATTTTTAAGGTACTGTATGGTTGGGAAAGAGTATCTAATGGCCTCCAATACGCAAGACACCTTAGCCTCCCTAAGACGTTGGCGACTGGAGCAAGATAACTCTGGCCCATTCAGGGTCTACCGTGACACAAAAGGCACGGTCTACCACTCCGTTACTCACATACTCAAAGAAACCAGCGACAAGAGCGGACTGGAGCGCTGGGAAGCCCGCCTCGGCCCCACTGAAGCTACACAACAGCGCAACGTGGCAGCCACCCGGGGCAACATGGCCCATTCACAGGCCGAATACCTACTCAAAACTTCACAATCGCTGGCACGTTCCACCGCAAACAAGCGCAATTCCATTCACTGGGACGCCAACGGCCTGGCCCGCATCCCCGCCCCGATTACACAATGGGCCCTAAAAAAGGTCCGCCCCAACGTCCCCCGAGTCGGCTGGAGCGCCTCAGGCTACGCCCGCAGCTTGTCCGACTGGATCACCGAGAACGTCACCGAAATTTTCGCGTCCGAATTCAGCATCCACCATCCAGCAGGATTTGCTGGGACGGCAGATGCCCTACTCGGATTCAAAAATAACGACATCGTGGTTGCGGACTGGAAAACCAGCGTCGGCCGCAAGACAAAAACCGACGATGAAGGACTGGAGCGTCTGCCTCCCGGCCATTCATACATCGACCAATGCGGCGCCTACAGCCTCGGCCTCAAACATCTGACCGGACTAAAGCCGACTGGAGCTGTGATCGTTTTAGCCCGCCGCTGTGGGGCGCCAAACATTCACTGGATGACCCCCGAAGAACTGGAGCAGGCCGAGGAGTCATTCATGGCTCGGGTGGAGCAATACTTTTCTGGCCTTGTTGACAATCAGGTTGACAATACAGCTTTGCCTAGTTGACAAAAGCCCATTCATGACTGGGTTTTTCAAGAATCACCATTCATGCTTGGAACTGAAAAAAGCCATTCAAGCCATTCAAGCCATTCAAGCCATTCAAGCCATTCAAGGATTAGGTCATTCACTGGGGCATCTAATACCTGGGGCCCGCTGCTGCTGCTGTAAATGAGAATCGTTCTCAACTGGCAATGGGAATCATTCTCAAGCCTGAGGCAGGCTCAGCCTGGAGCGCGGCCGGCCAGCCCGCCTACGGTGCGAGTCTCATTCTCAGTCTTATGAGTCTCACGCCATAGCAGCAGAAAACCGGCCACCTAGGGAGGCAGCCGGGAGGGTATCAGCTGGAGCGACTCAGGCTATCTGGCGGTCTATAACCACTCCTGCAGGATCGACCAAACAGGCCGGACCGTTAACCCGTTTGAACGCTGCCCTGGCGGTTTCGTAGCTTGCGTGGCGGGAGAGAATTGTGTCTGGCGTGGGGCCGGTAGCAGTCCAACCGGACCCTTTTCTGATGATGGTGAAAGATTTTTTCATGGTGTGGAGAGTTTGCGTGGTTTGGTGATGCCGGCATCCGATCGGACCTTACGGGCCGCACCCTTGCCTGGCTTTTGTCTGTTCGCTGGAGCTGCTGGAGAGTCGCGCGGAAAAATTCCCGCAGCTTGTGGAAAAATGTCCGGCGGGATGTCGGCCCCGCCGTTGATCCTCTGGCACTGTCGCCAGTACGGGACCAGCTCCCGCCAGAGCTGCAGCGGCCCTTCCTTACCATGGGCTGCCTGGAGGGACAGGAGATCCTGCCAGTCCGAGGCTTCCACGGTGGAGCGCTCGATTGCCCAGCGGAGATCCCGTAGGTGTCGTTTTTCTAGGCGCAACTGTTCCCGTTCCTGTTCCCTCTGTTCACGCTGGAGCGACTTGCGTTCCCGCGATGTGTTCCACTGGCCGCCGGTCAAGGCTGAGCCTCCCACGCGTGGGGAACCTCCAAGCCTGTTACGTGGTCCCAGTCTGCTGTGACATGCCGGACCAGCTGGCGAGTGTGGTTGTAGCGCCAAGCGTGCGAGGTGTTACCGGCACTGTGCAACTGAGACTCTGCGACGCTTAGAGCCTGTTCGATCCTCAACCAGTGCTCGGCGGCGAGTGTGACCGTTACGGCTTGGGACGGTGTGGGCATGGTGCCTTGGCTCGGCTGTGCTCTGGCACAGTAGCAGCAGCCACAACCCTTGCCAGCTGGTACTGATCTGGTACAGTAGCGAGGCATTAAAGCAAGCCCTGCCATGCGACCAACCACACCTAAGGCCAGCCCAGCCCTGCTGGAACGGATCAACCGCCTAGACGGCTGCGCCGGACAGTGGATCCTCGACCTGCGAGACCGTGACAATCGCGGATACGATCTGCATCATCTAAGCGCTGGTTTCAGTGCTGCCGGCTTCGGAACGATCAAGGATCCTACGGCTGCGCTGGAGTTCTGCTGCGCTAACCGCTGGAGAGATTGCCGCCTTCTGTTCAGTGCCGACAGGTTGAACGATGACTGTTCCTGGCCGGGAGGCTACAGCGCTCCGAGCATTTATCGCTCAAACGCCCGTGTCTTACGGGACGAGTTTCGCCGCGAGCTGGAACTGGCGGACGGCGAGGCGGACGGGATCAGCCTAGACGTCCGCTACGTGTCCGAGGAGATGCTGGAAACGCTGGACAGCTTGGAGGGTTATCCGCTGATCAGTGAGGACGATCACAGCGAACTGGAACTGGAACTGCAGGATGAAGCGTGGGACAGCTGGGCGGCCGCAGACTGGCGGGCGATTGTGCTGCAGTTGATGGTTGATCACGCGCCCGACTCGATCGAGGATCCTGAGGATTGGGCAGAAACTACCTTGGAGCCTGTCACGTCAGAAACCCTATGCGAGCTGTTCAGGGCTTGTTGCGATCAATCCTCAACCTACTGGCAGGAAGAGTCGGACGGTGAACAGTGGATTGACCTTAAGCGTGCATCCTCTGCGCTTGATCTGGCGGACCTTAAGGGTCTCACCGGGCTGGCACTGCTACCGGCAGATCAGGAGTGGCGCCGGCAGCCGTATCCCTGGCCGGACGGATCCTCGGATCCTCTGGCGCCGGCGCTGGTTTGAAAGGCTGCTACAGTTACAAACGAGAACCCCACCCTTAGGACTCACCCCATGCCCACCGTTTCTGATCTGCTGGAGTATGCGCGGCAACAAGCCCGCATTGAAGCCCGAGACTATTACAACCCCCGATACCCTCGCCCCGAAGAGATGCGAGCTTGGCGCAACGATCGCGGCTACCGGGACCGTGACCGGCGGCGAGTCTTTAAGACCTATCCGGGCCGTATCAAGGCCGATGGTCAGCTGGTACCGGGTTCGTACGGTGCCCATCGCCGCCTAGAGATCACCGCCGATGGGATCGAGTACACCGCCGGCCAGTATGCGCCGCGGGAGATTTGGCCAGCAGTGCTGGACTACTTCAACCAAACCAACGGAGAAGGCTAATGCGGTACAACGTTTGGCTGCTACGTGAGGATGGGACGCCATCGCCGGCCGGTCCGTCTCCTATCACAGCCTCGGGCATTGTCGACGCACAGCGGGTCGCCGCGCGGACCCTCGCAGAATGCCAGGCCGCCGGAGTGCTCACAGGCTGGAGCATCCGCACCGTTACCGAACGGGTTTAAGCGGAAACCCTACCGACCAACGGCCCGGCCATGCTGCCGGGCTTTCTAGTGTGAGGCTAAGATTGAACCAAACGGACAGGATTCTAACAATGTCGGACACTCCGGAAGCTAACAACCAGGCGCCGGATTCTTCGGCGGAAGGTGAGAAGAAATACTCTCGTCCGTTTGGTAAGCGCAACCCTGACGCGGTGATAGAAGAACGCCGGAAGCGACTTTACAAACGGCAACTGTCGGGTTTGACTGTGCGTCAGCTGGTTCTAGATCATGCTGACCGTGAAAGCATCGGCGAAGTTACAGCCTGGCGCGACTGGGACGCGGTGAAACAGTGGAACGAAGACGATTGGAAGAAGGATCGCGAGAGTATAGTGTCACGTCTCCAGGGGATGCGGCTTCGGGCGATCGACGCTGCAATCCGGAAGGGGCAGATCGGATCAGCCCAGCTGCTGATGCGCGATCTTGGCGCAGTGGTTGGGGAAGTTGCGCCAGAGGCTCAAGCTGCAGCGGCGCCAATTCTCCGCGTGGAGATCGACGACAAACGGGCCGGTTGATTTCCGGCCTGTTCTGTGCAACAATACGGGAGCATCCAAGCAAGCCCTG